GCAATTTTCAAAAGATCCTACGAAAGGTCTACTGTTTTTAGTAATTGTTGCGATAGGTTATTTATATGTCGATATCAAATTAAGTAATTCTGATTTGATCGGTAAATACGACGAGCGTGTAGCTGGTCAAGACCAAAAAATTGAGTTATTAACTGAACACGTTCGTAGAAGTGATTCTACATTAGGTTACATGATAAGCAAGGTTGAAATGCTTCAAATCATGAAATAATGGACGTTAAAAAAACTTATATTATAGGAATAGCATCTATTGTTTTAACTACCACTATAATTTCAGTTACGGCTCAAAAACCAAAAGAGCCTAAAGTTGATGAAGTTGAGTTCCTACTTCAAAAATCACAGGAACAAATGAAACAAGCCACTAAAATGGCTAAGGCTATTGATAAATCTACTACAGAGAAGGTTGTTGGAATGAAGGAGTCAATCCAGACGTTACAAGAAGAAAAACTAACTTTAACAACACAACTAAATGAAGTCAAGGCTATCATCGATTCTGTTTCTCCTTCCGCTACTCCTTTTGAGCTCGAGTCTGACGGCTCAAACTAGATATCCTTACGAGTTAATTAAAGGTAAAGATACAACTGTGACTATGCTTAAGTCACAGGCTGTTTATCTTAACCAAACTATTGCCAAACAAAAAGTTAAACTTAACGAAATTAAAACTGAGTATGATTCTGCTAAAGCCGAATATGCTGTTTTAGATTCTAGTTTTAACGAACTTAATACTTATGCAGGTCAAAAAAGTGCTAAAGTAACTGAATTGGATTCAATTATAAAAAACCAAAAACCAATTATTAAAATTGATACTGTAGTAGTAACTAAAGAAGTTCAAGTACCAAGCTTACCACCTGTAAAAGGTTTATCAAGATGGGGTATGAGTTTTTCTAGAGGTTCTTTAAATTCATTTAGTGATTTAAGAAGTGAATCTATTGAAGCTATAGAAGGTAGTACTCAATCTTTAACTTATGCCCCTGATAAACATTGGGAAACTAGAGGTGTATTAACCCAAGGCACTATTAGAGGTATTAGAACAACTCCAATAGAAGGTACTCAAACATTTGGAGCTACACTTTATTCAGCTGAATTAATTTTAGCTTATAATTTTGCAGTAGGTAAAGATGGGAATATTACTGTTTTTGGGGGTAATGGGTTTGCTCATGCTCATCGTTATTTAACCTCGGCTAGTAATCCTAACTATCCTTTAATGGAAATTAATTCAGCAGGAGGAGTTTGGACAACTTTTACTACTTTAGGTGGTGAAATAGGAATTAACTTAACTAAATCTGTAAAAGCATTTGGAGGTACTAAAGTAAATGTTTATTCAACAGATGATTTAGACGCTTGGGCTACTTTTAGTAAAGGCAACCCAGACATTATACAATATACTTACGCAGGTTTAGCTTTTAGATTTAGTAGGTAATATTTATAATAAATGTTTTATATAATAGTTATATTAAATTAACTTTTTAAATAAAAACTATGGCATTTAAAGACATTTTTAAAGACAAAAACGATTACAATGAAAAAACAATTGTAGGATTTATGTCTTTTACAGTAATGAGTATCGCAGCTTTAGCTGACGTTGCTACAGGCATTATGGGTCAACAACTTGTAATTAGTGATACAATTTTTAATTCGTTTGTAATAATCGTACTTGGTTCATTCGGAATCGCTGAAGCAGGTAAGATTTTTGGTAAAAAAGATAAAACAGAAGAATAATGAGTTTAAAAAGTTTACAAGAAAAGATCGGAGTAGGCGCAGACGGCGCTTTCGGTCCAGGCACAATAAAAAAGGCAATGGAGTTTTACAAATTGACTCCGGTAAGAGCAGCACACTTCTTTGCTCAAACAGCACACGAGACAGGAGGCTTCAAAGCTTTCTCTGAGAACCTAAACTACTCAGCTCAAGGTTTACAAGGTATCTTCGGCAAATACTTCCCAGGTACCTTAGAAGAGTCTTACGCTCGTCAGCCAGAAAAAATTGCTAACCGTGTTTATGCCTCTAGAATGGGTAACGGAGATGAAGCTTCAGGTGACGGATGGAAATTTAGAGGCAGAGGTGCTCTACAATTAACTGGTAAAGCTAACTACGAAGCATTTGCTAAGTACTTAGGCAACAATGAAGTTTTAACTAACCCAGACACAGTTGCTACTAAATACGCTTTTGAATCAGCAATGTTCTTCTTTGAAAGAAACAAGCTATGGGCTATTTGTGATAAAGGTATCAACGATGCTGCAATTTTAGAACTTACAAAGCGTATTAACGGTGGTACTCATGGTTTAGAAGATAGAAAAACTAAAACATTTAAGTACTACGAGTACGTAAAATAAATCTTTATGAAACTTAATCTCCCACTATTGGCTATTACTTCGCTTACCGCAGGTGTAACTTTTATGTGCTCCTATTTTATGGAACTAACTATGGCTAACTCAGATCAGTATTTAGCTATAGTGGGAGTTATGTTTCTAGATGGTGTATTTGGAATAATAGCTGGAACTAAACGTGAAGGTTTTCAAACTCGTAAAGCATTAAGTGTACTGAAGAACACAGTTGCATGGTTAGTAATTTTAACAGTTATTTTAATGGTTGAACAAGGCTTTGCTGGTACAGCTTGGCTTAGTGAAGTAATCGTTGTACCTTTTATGGTGTTCCAGTTAATTAGTGCACTTAAAAATGCTTCTATGGCTGGTTTTATCAAGACTACTCTATTAAATGAGATACTTGATAGAATAGATAAACATAAAGGTATAAGAGATGAAGAATCTAAAAAATAAAATATTTCCGCTTTTAATAGCATTCTCCGCCCTGTCAGTGTCTGCTTCGGCCGCTTTCTATTCAGTTAGCGGCCTTAGCAAACTCTTTGCGGGGGCATCACTCGAGGTCATTATCATGGCCTCTTCACTTGAGGTAGCTAAATTAGTTATAGCTTCCTTACTTTACCAGTATTGGGATTCAATTAATAAAGTACTCCGTGTCTATTTAACAATAGCCGCTGGAGTACTTATTTTACTTACCTCAGCTGGTATCTATGGTTTCTTATCTGCTGCTTATCAAGAAACAGCAAATAAAGAAGGTATTGTAACTCAACAAATTACTGCTTTAGAAACTAAAAAAGAATTGTATGAGGAAACAAGAGATAATCTTTTAGCAGATAGAAAATCAAACAACGAACTTAGAGGTACATTATCTAAAGGTTCAACTACTCAATACACAGATAAAAATGGTAATCTAGTAGTTAGAACTAACAACTCAGCTATTCGAAATATTGAATCAACAGCTAAAGAAAACGAAAGATTAGCTGCTAAATTAGATGTTGTAAATGATTCTATATTTGCTTTAGAAACTCAAATTTTAGAGGCTAAAGTAAATAGTGAAGCAGCAAGCGAACTAGGTCCACTTAAATATCTTTCAGAGTTAACTGGGATTGAAATGAACCGAATCATTAACTGGTTACTTTTAATAATTATTTTTGTATTTGATCCTTTAGCAATAGCACTCGTAATTGCTGCTAACTTTGCTTTTACTAAATTGCGTACACATGATGCTTTAAATAAACTTACTAAAATTCAAGAAGAGGCTGGTTTGTACGATAATGAAGGAAGTGATATCTACACTAAAGAAGATTTTAGTGATTGGGATTCAACCTTAATGGATGGTTTAGAAGAAGAATTTGAAGATGAAGATATTACTCCTAAAGATTGGGAAATTGTAGACGAAGAAAAAATTTTTGATTTAGATGGAGATGGTAAAGTAGAAAAAGAAGAAGTAAACAAAATTCTTGATCAAATATCTACTATAGGAAAAAACTTCTCTACAGTTGATCAATGGAGAAAAGATCAATTTAATTTAGAAATAGATAAACTTAAACAAATGCTTAATAAATCTAAATCAGACGATGATTTAACTATTAAATATTAAAAAATTTGGAAGCCCGAAAGGGCTTTCATATATTTAGGTATAATTAAAAACAAAGGAAAGTTATGGACCAAAAGGAACGAGTAAAACTAATGGATGAATTGATGACAGTTGTTCAAGTTATGGATGAGATGTATCAATATCACCCCGAAAATCCGAAACAAGTAGATGTGGTATCAGAATTCAAGGCGTTGGCAGAACGCAAAGCCGAAATCGAAGCACAACTGGGTTAATAAGGCAGAAGCAGAGGAGTTAGTTACCTACTCCTCTCTTCGTACCTTACGTGACACATTAAAGAACAACCCAGGAACAATCGAAGATGCCTTTTAACTGCTTTATAGATTCATTTATTACTCAACCAGAAGAGGTTGTTAACAAAGAGCTATCTAAACTTAAACCACTTAACTACAACAAGTTTATGTGGTGGCGTACTCACGCTCAACCTGGTGCACCACTGGGTAAGCGTTCTCCGCTAAAAGACCGCATTATAAACGGTGACTTTGATTTTTCATGCTACTATTGGCAAGCACAATCTGCTGCGATACAAGCGCGTAAAAAAGTGGATTTAGATAAAGATAATCACCAATCACAGTACGAAAAAACTATGGTTGATGTTGCTCGTTACCGTCGTTTGTTAGTTGATTTTGAAAAAGAAGAAAGTGCTCGTATCGAGGCTTTGATTGATGCATTTACTGTCTCGTTCAAAGTTGATCGTGAAGAGTTGCTTGATCGATTGTGTAACTGGCCTCACGATCTATTATCGTTTTACGAATCTCTTGAGGAGTTTGGTACACCTAGAACAGTAGAAATTGGTAAAAGAGGACGTCCAAAAAAACCTGCTTTAGAAAAATAAAATATTAATATTCACGTTATGATTAAAGTATCTCTCCCTAGATCGGAAGAGCAAACG